AAGGGGGGGTGCCGCCCCCGAGGGTGTAGGCCCAGAGGCGGGGACCAGCCGCGTCAACGTCACTGACGTAGACGTGCCCCATTCCCGCGATCTGGATCTCATTGTCGGCGTTGCTGGTGTTCGCCATTTCTCAGCCTTCCCGTGTTGTCGAGCGCACCACGGCCACCGCGGTGACATTGAACTCATTATAGTCTGACGTGTTGAACTGGAGCCCCCCGAGGAACGGGTACCCCATCTCCAGGTAGGAGATCATCCCTCCGCCCAAGGGTGTACCGTCACGCCAGATGCGGTTCATCCCCACCATCAGGGCCTGCGCCATGGACTCGGCCGTGTGCGCGTCGGGGTGCACCACGTACCAGCGGACCCGCAACCGGACGGCAGCACCGAACGGCCCGTTCTCCAGAGTGTCGGTGGAGTACACCTGGACGACGACAAGAGGCCCCTCCGTGTCGTCCACGTCGGGGCGGATATCGACCTGCGCCTCAGTCAGGACGGTCGCGCCCTTGCAGGCCAGCCGCGTGGCCTCTACCATGAGGGTCAGCGGCATCACGGGAGTGTGCTTAAGGTACCTGGCCACTAGAAGCCTCCGTGCCTGCGGACGACGTTGCGGAACACGCCGATGCCCTTTACCCATTTACGGCCGGGTTTCCCCCGCTCGCCGGCGTAGTGGCCCATCTCGGTGTTCCAGTCGTAATCCAGGTCGTCGATCTCGATGTGCCAGTCGACCTTCTCCTGGTGCATCGTGATCTTCGAGAGGAAACGGCCGGTGTGCACGTGCCGGGCGGCCTCCGCCTTCACCTCGGCGAGGATCTTCGCGGCGGCGGCGGCGAACTCCGGCTCCCTGGAGGCGACGGCGGCGATGTCCTCATGGGTCTTCTCGTCGTCGTAGACCGTGATGTCGCCGCTCACTTGGACTCCACTCCGATCGCGTCGACACGGACCTTGTAGTGGGCGGTCATTGGGGACGCCCCGTAGTGGACGGCGGAACCGGCCTGCTGATAGGTGAGGTCATCCGCGCCCTCGGGGCCGTTGAGGACACGGATCTTGCTGTGGGGGCCGCCCGGCCAGGGGCCGCGCCCGTAGATGACCCGGACCGTCTCATCGAACAGGCCCTTCTCCACCGTCCTCGTCTCCGAGGCCCGGAGCGCCGACCCAGATGACGGCTGCACGAGGACCTTGCCGACCACCACGGGGGTGCCAGGGACGTAGCGGCGGCCCGTGGGCCCGTCCTCCACGACCATCGGCGTCACCTCGACCGTGTGGGGGCCCTCCTCAAGGAACCGGCGGCGCCGCGGCTTGTACGCCCCGGCCATCACCAGTCACCCCACGGGGTCACCCCTGCGAGGTCGGACGGCGGCGGGTCGGCAGGATCCTGCCTGCCCATCGTCTGCACCCAGGAGCCCTCCTGGTGCAGGCCCCTCCGGTACTGGAGGTACCCATCACCCTCGGCGGTCATCGCCGTCCACCCGCCCGGATGCTCCACCAGGAGAGCCATCTCCGCGGGCCGCACCTCCAGCAGGCCAGAGGCGATAGCCGTGTTCACCGAGTACGTGTAGGAGCCCTCGGTCTCATACTTCAAGACACCCCCGGCGGGGGCCCGCAGGACCCTGCACACGCACTCCGCCTCGATGCGCTTGAGGACCGTCTCGTAGGGCTTCCTGGCCTTCGCCCTGTCGAGGGCATCGGGGACGGTGAGGAGGATGCTGGCCTCAACATAGTCGAGCATCGGCTGGACGTAGGGGACCTCGTCCGTGGGGTCGGGCTCCCGCAGCAGGGCCGCCTTCACGTCCTCCAGCGTCGCCACCGTCATGCCAGCGTCCTCCTCACCATCATTCTCAGGGACCGCACCCGGGTCTTAGGATCAGGGCTTCTTCTTGAAGACCGCGAACGCCTTCGGGTCGCGGATGCCCCAGCCGAAGATGGCCTCGGCGAGGAACGCCCGCTCATTGTGGGCGAACAGGTCGTGGCCGAAGCCGTACTCCTGGGCCTGGCGCATCTCGATGTCCATGACGTTGCCGATGACCAGGTTGTTCTTGAAGGAGCCGCCGACCATGACGACGGCGGTCTCCTCGACCTTGGCCTTCTCGTAGCCGCCGACGGCGGAGGTGAAGTGGATCGGCAGGCCGAGGAACATGCCGACCGGGTCGGCGAGGTTCGCGGACGCCTGGAAGAGCGGGCGACCAAGGCTGTCGGACACGCCGAGGATCTTGGTGCGCACGTTCTTGCGGGCAACGAACGAGTCGATCTCGAAGTCCTCGTTCGCGGCCTCAACGGCGTCCACACCCTCCAAGGCCTTCTTCAGGAGGGCGTCGGGCTTGGTGTCAGCGTAGTCGATGATGACCTGGTTGGCGTTCGCGGAGACGATCGGAGTCTGGTCCGCGAGGACGCTGCCGGTGATCGCGTCCTTGCCGTGGAGGATCGCGTTGTCCATGGCGCGGCTGATCGAGTCGGACAGCTGCTGCTGGAGGTCGAGGTAGGCGGCCACGGGGGAGTGGCGGATGACCTCCTCGGAGAGGACGGCGCCGGCGGCGACCTTGATCGGGACGATCTTGCGGACGTCGAAGTTCAGGTTGACTGTGGGCTTGACGGCGCCCTCAGCGACGACTCCGGCGGTGGCGTGGCCCATCGGGAAGGGGAGGACGGCGCCGGAGAGGGTGACAGGTCGGGTCTGCGCCAGGGTCTGCATGACGCTGCCCTTGTAGGCGTTGGACCAGATGCCCGCGATGACCTCGGGGGGGAAGACTCCCTTCTTCTCGCCCGAGAGGAGCTTCTCAAGTGTGTGGGACGCGGCGGCCGGATCGGGCATTCGCGTTATCCTTCCTGTGTGTCAGGACAGGCCGAAGAACCCGGCGGCCTGCTCCTCGATGTTGGTTGCACCCATAGTATCAGAATTCATGATCGGGTCCCTCGGGACTGATACGGGCTTCTTATCGCCACCCTGGCCTCGCAGAGAGGACAGGAGGGTGGCCTTCTGCTGCCAGGAGCCGGGATCTCCATCGAGGAGGGCCGCGTACTCCTGGGAGAGTCCGGCGTCAGACAGGAGGCGTGATCGCTTGTCCTCAAGGGCCTGCTTGGCGGCCTCCTCCCGCTCGGCCCGCATCTCCTGGAGGGCCTGCTCCAGGGCCGCGATACGGTCGTCCGCGGACCTGCCCTCAGAGGCCGCAGTAGCCCCCTGGGCGGCCTCGGGGGCGACCGCGGGTGCGGGGGCAGGCGCAGGCTCACGGGGAGCCTCCTGGGCGCCCTCGGGGGCCGCCGGGGCCTGCTCCGGGATGGCCGGCGCCGCCGCCGACTTCTGGATGATCGTCTCCACGTCAGTGTCCTGGGCGAACTGCTTCGCCTCACTGGTACTGTCAGCCATTTGTGCGCTCCTTACGTGCCGCTGACTTCTGCGCCGACCGCTTACCGCGGAGGGCCCTATCCATCGCTGACCGCGCCTCAGCCCCATGAAGGTCCTTGCCGCGGACAACCCTGTCGTAGACGCCCGCATACTTCGCGGCCGCCTTCTTGCCCGGCCATGACCGGCTGGTGAACACCGGGACGACCGTGCACCTGTCCCCGTAGTGGTAGGCGAACGCGGCCGTCCCCTGAGTCTTGTAGACGGGGCCGCGGCCAGCGAGCATCGCACAGAACCCGCAGGGCCCATGACGGCCCGGGTGAACAACCCTCGCCCAGGCGAACGCCCTCAGGATGCGCCGACCCTGCCGGTCCCTGCGGTACCTGTCCGGGAGATTCTCAACGGACAGGGGCGCCCGCTCACGGATGATCTGCCGAAGGGACGCCTCTGACTCGACTTCCTCGATGGCCTCACCGACACGGTCGGCGATCTTCCCGAACGCGTCGTCGAGGGCCTTGCGGCGGCGCGCGGCCCGCTCCTCCTTCGTCTCAAGGCGAGGGCGCGGCTCCTCGGGGGCCTTCTTCTCCGCCTTACGGCGCTTCTCAGGCCTCTTCTTCTCGGTCTTGCGGGTGGTCTTGCGAGCCTCCCGGGCCTGCTTCTGTGCGGCCTGGCGGCGGGAGACCTTCTGCTCCTCCTCGACCGCCTGCCCCGCGACAGCCCGCTTAGCGGCCTTGCGCACCGACGGGGGGAACTGCTTCAGGTCCTTCTCCAGGTCCTCCACGTGCCCGCGCATACCGTCCGGGTCCGGGGGGGCCTCCATCGCGGCCCTGGCCACGGCCTGCCTGCCCGCAGCCTCCACATGGTGCTCCAGCACCCTCCGCACGGCAGCCTCGTTGCCCCGCTTCAGGCCGCCGGGGACCTCCCGCAGCCCCTGCCTGAGGGCCCGCCGACTGTACGGGGACTGGCGGGGCACCCACGCCTCGTCGCCGCCGTGCTGGCGCGCCTGGCCGCGCAGGAACAGGACGCCCGCAGAGTGAGCCAGCCTCCGGTGCTCAACCACCTCATGGAACAGGGCCTCAGCCACCGACTCCGCCGCCGCAGCAGTGCTCTCCGCCGGGAGGGCCCGCAGCACGGACTCCGACCGGCGGCGGAACAGGATCAGAATCGCGTCCAGGAGGGCGCGGAACACGGCCTCAGTCACGCTTCCCCTTCTGGGCCTTCCCGGCCTCCTCAGCACCCTCGGTCACGTCGTCCTCGTCGCCGGCGTCGTCGGGGGCGGACCTGTCGGCAACACCAGCCCCGGCCATCTCATCCACCTCCTGGCTACGGGCGTCCTCACGCTCCCGCTGCTGAGGAGACAACATCATGAAGTCCCGGGCCGTCTGAGCCGACAGGACACCCTGCGCCTGCGCCTGAAGAGCAGACGCCATCATCGCCGACACCGAGGGGGCCGCCGCGTCACGCCACTGAACCTCCAGGGCCGTCGGCTCAACCAGGTCGAATCCACCCATCACGCACACGGTGCGGGCGATCCGCTCCAGGCTGTCGGCGAACTGACGCTGCTTGTTCTCCGCCCTCGCGATCAGACGGTCCTTCGCCACACGCAGAGCCTCCGCCGACGTCGGGTTGCTGTCGGCGGACACGCCCATCATCGACGGCGGAATACCAGTCATCGACGAGATCTGAAGCGCGTAAAGCTTATAGATGTTCTGGATCGGCGTCATGTCCACGCCCGTCAGCTGCTTGATGTCCGAGCCCTCCGGGGCCGCCAGGATGTTCCCGATATACGCCTGCATCACGTCCGGCATGCTGTCCAGGATCTGCGCCGACTGGTTCCCGATTAGGAGGCGCAGCGGCCAGGCGGCGACCTCCTGGCCGACCTGGATGTTCGTCAGTGTCCGGGAGGCTGCGTCGATGATCGTCGCCATCTCCGTGAGCTCGCTGCGCCCGTACTTGTCCTTGATGCGGGCCCGGTTGTACATGGGGATGATCGACGGCCCCCACGAGTCCAGGCGACCGGACCCGTCGGTCAGCCACTCCCCGCCCTCCAGGCGCTTGTAGAAGACGACGCCGTCGGGCAGGTAGTAGGTCGCGCCGACGGTCTCGGCGTCCACACGGTAGACGGCGAGGCCCTCCAGGAGCCGCCCCTGCCAGTCTGTGCGGACGCAGGCGTGCTTGGAGTCCAGGGCGCGCACGTAGGGGTACTCGGCGTCCTCGTCCGGGGGGGACAGCACCCAGAACGCCGCGCCGGTCGCGAGGGCCTCGGAGGCCGCGAGGTTGAACTGGGAGTCCATGTCGTTGTGCTGCCAGGTCTTCTCGACCCAGCCGATCGGCTCCTGGTCCTCCTCGCAGGAGGTGATGAACCCGGAGGGGATGAGGACCTCGGTGAGGACGTCGATGGCCATCTTCGCCCAGGGGGCCTGGACCTCCAGGACGCGGGCCTTCGGTGGGAGGGACACACCGAGGGCGGCCACGCGGGCGTGGCCCTCGTAGTAGGCCTCCATGCCGCCCTTGGGGCGGAGGGCGCCGGACTCGAACGCCCTCATGAGGTTCTCGAAACTCATTACAGGTACGCCCTCCACTGTCCGACAGGCTCTTTCCTGGCCGCCCACTCCTTAGACGATAGGACGGCCCTATAGAGCATTCTAGCACCTATCATACAAACCGCTAGGTCGATCTTCTTCGGCGACTTCGGGGACTCCTTCTTCACGCTGAACCGCCCCTTGAACTCGTTCACACGGCAGTTCGACACGTGCTCACCCATGTCGGCGGACCCGTCATGCGTGAACGCCTGCTTCTGTATCTCGTCGTACGCGGTCTCCGCCGCCTCAGCGAACTGGTAGGCGTGGGAACGCATGTCCCACGCCACCAGGGACGCGGACATGCCCTGCCCCCTCACAGCGGGCAGGATCAGGCCGTCACCGAGGTCCTCGGGCCACGTCGTCCTCGTGAACGACTCCCACTCGCGGACGTCGGCCCAGAACGCGACAACCTGGTAGTCCTCGAACGCCTTCCGGACGGCGGCATCGACCTTAGCCACGTTCACCAGGCCGGACGCCTTCTCCGGCGCCCAGTGGCCGATCTTGAAGATGTGCCCGTCCGACATGCAGCAGCCCACCAGGGCGGTGTGGTCGTTCGACCGGGAGCCGTCGAAGAACATGACGATCTCCTCCCCCGGCTCGTCCCCGTCCCGCTTCCTGACCACCCTGGAGGGGTCCCGCAGCAGGGTCCACTCCTCCAGGGGCACCCACGCGTTGTCGGCGGCGTTCGGCCG